CTGGCGCTTTGAAGCTGGCGTAGAGGGTGACCTAGTGGCCGAAGAGCTCGCACGCTTCGCCAATGAGTGTTTTGGCTTTGATGGTTACGCTGGCCAGATGACTATGAGCTGGGAAGAGCAACTTAGTTATCTCTTTGAGTTTGTGCCGCTTGGGTATCGATACGCCGAAGAGATTTACAGAGTAGGCCCAGATAGCAACGGTAAGATCAAAGTATGGCTTGATCACTATGCCGATAGAGAACCCTCAGCGCATCAGCGTTGGCTCTCTAGAGACAATCAACGTCTCGATGGGGTTCTTCAGAATACAGTAGGGCTCACTTACACTCCTGAGCCTATCCCAGCTCATAAGCTTCTATTGTTGACCCTCAATAGAACGGGTTCAAACTTTGAGGGCGTGGGGATGCTTAGACCAGTCTGGTGGTGGTGGCGAACTAAACAACGGGTCGCTAACCTGATGTGTGTTGGTCTTGATCGATGGGCAGTCCCAACACCTAAGGTCAAAGTCGATCGCTCACAAGCTGAGATGCTCGGCCTGACAGATGGTGACATTGACGTGATGGTCAATGATGCAGAGGCTCAAGCTCAAGCGTTTATCTCTGCTGAGCAGTCTTACCTTGTGGAGAATGCAGCTGTTAGTTTCGACACCTATGCGGCTCAGCCTAACCTGTACGCCGATGGGCCTATCTCGATCATAACTAAATGCGACTCTCAGATAGCGGCGGCCTTCCTAACTCAGTTTGCAGATCTGGGCAATACAGAGACCGGCGCTCGATCAGTTGGAGAGATTCATCTATCAGTATTCAGGAGAGCGGCTATCAATCTATGTGATCTAGTGGCTTCTCAAGTCTCCGGTATGGATAGACGCGGCGGCGGGACGATTGGCCGATTGATCAAGTTTAACTATGGGCCAGTTGATCCCTCTAAGTTACCTCGACTTACTCATACTGGTCTTGACACTGATGACCTAGCTGACTCTATGGCCATGCTTCCTCAGCTGGTGCAAGCTGGCCTTCTCACTCCAGACAATGAGCTAGAGCGAGCACTAAGAGAGCGTCTTGGAGCTGGTGACCTGCCAGAAGAGGCTCAGCGTTCAGCCATAGAGAGAACGGCTCAAAGCTCTGGTGGTGGTGGTGTGCTCGGCCTTACTGAAGCTCTGATAAGGAGAAAGCGCAATGGCTAGGACTCAAGCCCAGACACCAGCACCGAAGCGAGATCAAATTGAGGGTAGCTCCAAGAACCCCAAGGGAAGCGCAAGCGGTTCTCGAGGTGGGATCAAGATTGGAGAAGCGGCCATCAAGTCTCTTGAGAACATGAGAGACAAGCACAATGAGAAGTACAAGGCCAAGTCAAAGCGGGTTGACCTTGGCACGCTCAAAGCAGTCTTTAGACGTGGCGCGGGTGCATTCTCTACGAGTCATCGCCCAGGGATGAACAGAACACAATGGGCCCTTGCACGTGTTAGAGCATTCTTAAAACTGGTTGGGACTGGTCAGCGTAAAGAGTCATACAATACAGACCTCGACCTATTACCTAAAGGCCACCCCCAGAGAACAGAGACCAAGAGTGAAGCGCTGGCAGTGCCTGACAAGTACAGTCATATAAACTTTACCCCACCTCAGGGGGCTCAAGACGCGGCCAAGCGTGCTCTCGAGGTGAGAGCAGATAAACCACCTTCTCAGCGTGGAATGACTCCAGTGGGCATAGCCCGAGCGCGTGACCTTGCCAACGGTCGAGCCATGAGCCCAGAGACCGTCAAGAGGATGCTGGCGTACTTCACCCGTCATGAGGTCGATAAACAAGGTTCCACGTGGAACAAACAGGGTAAGGGCTGGCAAGCGTGGCAGGGCTGGGGCGGTGATGCTGGCTTCGCTTGGGCTCGAAAGGTTGTGAGACAGATGAATGCAGCAGACAACAAAGGCCAAGCCTTAAGGGCTTATGGTGAAGCCATCCAGTTAAGCGCTCTTCCTGATTATGAGGTTCCAGAAGGCTTAACCATTGGTAAGCCCTTCAAGACGTTGGCGCTTGGTCAAGTCTCCAGTCGTATGAATGGCGAGAGTATCGGTCAAGCCATCGATGAAGATATGCTCGAGGAGATGGTCAGAGTTTACAAGGCTCGCCGTTTAGCTGATCCGGTGATCATCGATTGGCAGCATGCTACATCACCATTCCAAGGCGGCAGTATCGCACCACCTGAAAGCGGTAATGCCCTTGGGATGATTGTTGACCTCGAGCTTAGAGAGGATGGCCTTTACGCCACGCCAGCCTACAACGAGAGAGGTCTAGACGTGGTCAAGAATGCCGGCGGTATTCTCTGGTCATCTCCTGAGTTCTTAGCTGGTGAGGTCTTCGACCGTGCCGGCGGTGAAAAAATCGGTGATGCTCAGCTATTGGCCATCACCTTAACCCCTCGGCCTGCTCAGAGCCATGACAGGATCGACCGAGTTACCCTAAACGAAAGGCTAGAAGAGATGGACAATATCGAGTCTATGTCTGTTGAGGAGCTCAAGGCTGCTCTTGCTGCTAAGCATGAGATGGTTCTAGAGCTCGAGCAAAAGATTAAAGACATGCAAGCAGAGAGCGAAGCCGCGCTTGCTACTGAGGACAAGCCAGAGGACGAAGAGAAGCCTCAAGCTATGACTCAGGATGAGGACGAAGAGAAAAAGAAAGCTCAGATGTCACTCAGTGAGTCAGGTCACCAGCTATTCAAAGAGCAGATCCGAAATCTTGAGGCTCAGACAATCAAGCTAGGTGAACAGCTCGCCGCTTCTGGTGCTCGTATCGAGATGTTAGAGGCCGAGAAGCGCGATATTGAGAAGCGTCAAGCAGTACGTGAGCTTCTGGAGAGCGGACGCATCACGCCAGCCGAGGAAACCGTTGTAGCTAAAGCTTTTGAGCTTCGTGAGGTTCAACCCGAGTTTTGGCAGATGTTCACCGAGCGTTCACCCGCGTCAAGTGTTCCACTCGGCCAGATTGGACACGGGGCCAGCGGTCAAGAGATCAACAAGGCGACCGTGCACGAGGCCATCAAGGCTCTCGCGACCGAAAAGAGCGTGACCTATAGCGAAGCGCTAACAATGTATCGAACCACTAACCCAGATAACTATGCTCAAGCGTTTGGAGGCTGATCATGGCTACTACTGATAATATTTTCTCATTCGTGGCTGCTGAAGCCATCACTGAATTTGCGGCGGTCTCTGTCAATGCTGATGGAAAGATCATCATTACTGACGCTTCTACTGATGACTCATGCGTTGGTATCGCTCAGCGCGCTTGCTCTGCTGGTGACTCTGTTGAGGTCGTCATCGATGGAGTAACTCGCGCTATTGCTGGAGATGCTATTGCTCCAGAGACCACCTCTCTTTTGATGGCAGAGCCTAACGGAAAGCTCATTCCGTTGGTATTGGGCAGCGGCAACTTCGCCATTGCTCGCATCCTTCCAAACATTAACCACCACTCACCAGCTGATGGAGACCAGATCAAGGTTGTATTCACTGGGCCTAATTACACTGGAGCTTAATCATGGCTAGTTCATATTCAAATCTTCATCCAGTAGATGAAATCCTCTCCAGCTTAGTCGTTGAAGCCGTCCCAAGTGATGATCAACTCATCGCTGATAAGTGCTTCGAAGCCATCAAGGTTCCCGAGCGTTCCGGTACTCTTCTCCTCGAGGAGAGCCGAAACTTTATGGGTGCTGGTGCTGGGCTTGACCTCGAGAGAGCCCCAGGGGCTAGCCGTACCTCAATCGGCGGCTTTGATCGAAGCTCAACCACCTTCAAGGCTAAGATCTACAGCGCGCAAGACTCTATCGCGATGGAAGATATCTTTGACTCTCAATACCCTGGGAGTGAGGAGCAGCGCATCGCCAAGAAGGTTGCGCGAGTAATGAAGCTCGCGAAAGAGAAGCGCGCAGCAGATCTGCTCTTTGATGCTACGACTGCATTTGCTTCATACACTGATACGCCATCAACTAAGTTTGACGCGGCAGGCGCTGAGCCTCTTAAATACCTTGATGAGATCAAAGACGTCGTCTTTGCAAACGCACACGGGCTTAATCCTGATACACTGATTCTTGGACGCGATGTGTTCAGAGTGCTAGCGCGTAATCCAGAGATGAGAAATGTTATTGGTACATTCTCGGCTGGTTTAGCGTCAGCGTCTCATATCCTTAATGATGAGGCAGTGATACAGATACTCCGTGATGTGCTCGGCATTCCAAATATTCTGGTCGGCTCTGCTCGACGTGATACAGCAGTCCCAGGGGCTACATCATCAGAGAGCTACATCTGGAACGGTGAGACCATCTTCATGGGTATCCTTCGTGGTAGTGACGCAATCGTCCAGAAGAGCAACAACGTTAAGGCTATGCCAGTTGCAGCGCTCAATATGGAATATGGCTCAATGGTCGCGGGTCAGTATGACTCTAATGATCGTACTCGTCGCTATGTCTACGCTGAGGAAGTACACAGCTTTAAGCTCGTCGACGCTTCACTCGGCTATGTCGTCACCGACTGCTTGACCTGATAGCTTGTGAATGAGTACAGCCAACCCGTCATCCTTTCAGAAGATGATGCAGATCGAAGAGCGAT